CTGGGTCTTGGGTGAGGTCGTGGCAATGGTTGATGCCATTGCCTCGGCTTCCAACGCATCCCGCCCATATAGCAGCGGTGGGCGGTCGGTGGTCAGGTTCGTCCAGAAGGCAGCACCACCGGCAGAGTCGAACTGTCGGATCTTGTTGTAGATCAGGTTGTTCGCGATCCACGAGGCGTTGGCACGGTAGTGGGCCGGCAGTGCGCCCTGTAACGAGTACAGATCGGCAAGAGAGAACGTGGCGGCAACAGCTGTGTTGACCACGCTTGTCGAGTTGGACGAAACCCCGAGGGAAGTCATCAACCCTGTTGGTTCACCGATCCCGCTGCCCTGAATGAACTTGTTGCCTTCCAAGTCCAGCTTGCCGTTGGCCAGCAGTCGGCCGATCTCCTGCGCAACATTCTGCTCATCCGCCATGGCTTCTATCGAAATGGGTACGAACCCGCGAGCCATGTAGTTGGGGATGGACGGCTGCCCGAACGGCGGTGAGCTATCCGCAACCTCAGCACCTTCCGCCTGGAACGACCACGACACGTTCTGACTGGTGACCCCGTTCCACACATCGCCGGTGGCGATCACCACCCGCGCCGCCTGCCGTAGATCCGACCGCACGAACGTCGACGTGACAATCACAGTCGGATCTAACTGGAACGGTATGAGATAGCCACCTTGTACGTCGGTGAGGCTCATGGCTCGAAATTCTTCGACGTCGGAGATTGCCCGTTGTTCGTCAACGGTCAAGGCGTTCGGCTTGTTGCGCGCCAGTTTGGAAAAAGCCCGCACATACGCCGGCTTGGATGTCACGATGGCTTGACGGGCCAACCGGGAATCCATCGAGTCGAAGTCTTCGATGATGCTGGTCGCCGCTTTACGGATGTTGTCGTTGGCGACCGGCATTTTTTCGATGCACGACAGCGCACGAGACCGCAATTCGTCGGCCACCTGGCCCGGTTCCCGACCGTAGGTGCGTAGTTCCGATAGGTCCCACGGGTTCTTAAATCGGTGGTCAGCGACCGAGTCCGGCTCAAGGATAGCGTCGCGGTCGTAGTCACCACTGCCGGGTTGCACGCTGCCTGGAACGATTCGTAAACCTCGAATCGACTTGTCGACAGCGGAATCGGCACGTTGGATACGCGCCAGTTCGTGACGGCGTTCCAGGTTTTTGCGATGTTCGTCGACCTCGTCGAATTCGTCGCGCAGCTCGCCGAAATAGACCTCGTCTTCGGCCGCCATCTTGTCCAACTCGGATAACCGGGTCATCTCCGCACGAATATCGTGCAGGCGATTCACCGACTGGGAGTGCGTGAGGGTGGGACCCTTGGACATAGTCACGGTGTCTTGGGTGTCCTCGTCGTTTTCGCCACTCATGTTCTAGCCCTTTCTATTCGGTATGCTGAGTAGCACATTGCGCGTCCTGGCCATGTCTTTTGCTATCTGTGTTTTTGACAGCCGTTGGCGCGGTTTAGGTGGTTGTGACGGGTGCTCCCCGGCGACACCGGCAGATTGCCGGGTGGTGGATTGCGGCGCGTCTTTTATTTCTCGTGACGGGTGCTCCCCGGCGACACCGGCGGTTTGCCGGGTGGTGGGTTGCGGCGCGTCAACGTCTTTTCGTACCGACCCCGGCGGTGCCGCCGAATCGGTTTCCCCCGCATCGTCGTCATCGTCGGGGTCATCAATACCCATCGCTTCCAGCAGGGCATCCGCAGACACCCCGGCGGCGATGAGCAGGTTCAAAGCTTGCGCCACATCGGGAGCCAATTCCGACAAATCTTTCCCCTCAATCAGATCGGCGGCTTGGTCGAGGGCGGCGTCCACAGCGCCCGCTAGGGCGGCCGGGTCGTCGTCGGTGTCCGACTCGGCGCGGACGAGTTTGTCAAGCAGGATTCCTGTACGGCCTGGGATGCCGTTGATCCGATGATTCCTGGTGATTTTCGGCGCGTGCACCGCACCCAGATCGGGCACGGCGAACAGCTTACGAGCCAATGCGGCTCGTTGATCCGGGTCGGTGCCCAGTTCATCAAGATTGATGGATCGGACACCGGCAGAGGTTTCGGTGTAGGCGGGCCAGCACACCGGCCCCATTTCAGGCACTCGCAACTCTTGTAGGGTGCGGATCGGAAGTTCATCATCAGGAACCGTGCCATCCCAGGTGCGGCGCAATTCGTTCAAAAGTTCCTGATCGTCTTTGATAGTTTTGCCATCTGCGGTTTCCCACTTTTCGCGGACCACACTGAACCTGAACGACATTCCGTTGATCTGCCCGTTGGCCAGGCAGTCCCGCAACGGCTCGATCAGCCAGTTCGGGTTCATCCTGCCAACGATGTGCGCGCCACCGGCGGGCGCCAACTCGGGGTCGGATTCTTCCGCGACAGAACTCACGCTGGCAATCGGCATGGACCCGATCATCGGATGTCTGCCGTGATCGTATTGAATGATGGGCGGATTTTCGCGGAACGACTTTTTCATAGATCCGTTAGCGATCTGCTCCCGAAACACACCCTCCCAAGAGTCAATTACGGTGAAACAATTGAATACCGCGCCATAGCCATCGAGCGTCCAGCCGTCATTGGGTTCAGTATCGTTTGAGCGCAACGCAAACGGCGCTTGTCGTTCGCCTGACCCTGGTCGTTGTGCTCGACGTTCAATGGGTTTGGTCATTGGGTGAACCTCCGTTGGTTTCAACGAGTTTCGCGGTGAACGCTTGAGCATCGGAGAAGTCGATAGCGGTGCTCGACGTGCCAGCGGCAGGAGCAGGTCGTGCACCTGGTTTGGCTGCGCCCGGCGGAAGCAGCTGCACACTCATAAGACCCGAATGCTCCAGCAACCGCCAATCCCCGGCCCTTACCGCGGCAACCACCGAATCCGCCTTGTATCCCGAGGTGATCAGTGTGTTGATGGTGAGGGCTTCCGTGTTTTGTATTGCGGCAGCATCTTTTTCGTCTTCACGCAGGAATGGAACATCTTTGGCGTCATACCACAGCCGTACATCATCGCCGCCGCGCAGGCCGGGCCGGGGCATGATGGACTCTAACGATCCGGCAACGTTCTCCCACAACGGATGCATAGTTCCATCTGAGAAACGGCGTCTTGCTTGCGAATAGTTGGCATAGGTGGCGGCCTGTAAGCCTTCGGAGAATCCGGCAATCACCGGTGGAACACCGGCTGCGGCAGCGATACGGGTTTCCCCGCCGCCCTGCAAAGATTTGAAATCAACCTGCTGCATGTTGGCGCCCACCGGGACCGGGTCCGCACCTGGAGCCAAATGTAGTGTCTTGTAAGCGTTTTCTATGCCGGTATTGCCTTCATCCATGAGATCTTTGAACGCTTTGATTTTATCCAACGTCATACCTGGCAGGTATTTTACGATCATGTTGGGTGTGGCACCGTTGTCGAAAAATTTCTGGTGGTGCCGTGTCATGGCATGGTCGGCCCGTATTTCACGCAGAATTGGTGTGAGCCATGACATTCCGCGATAATTGGATAGCGGGTCCGGTATCGGCATGTAGTGCACAACCTCGTTGGGCTTCAAAAACACCGGGTTGAAATCAGCACCGAACCCTTGCTCGGTGTACATGAACCCTATTTTGCGCCAACCAATTTGGCCACCGCCAATCTCCACTTGCCCGCCGCGTACCAGTCTAGGTTCCAGCACCACGCTCATCCAGTCGGGGCGTAGCCGCACCAGCTCATTAGCTTCGTCATCGTAGGTGATGTAGGCGTTGCCGGCCAGATCGGCGTCTTGGATCATGCGTGCCAGTAGATCTTGTGTGGTTCCGTTGGCCCATGGTCGTTGCAGAATGCGGAGGTTGCGGTCGTTGGCGAACGTGTCGGACGGTTTGCCGTCTCGCATCCGCTGCCATTCAAATCGGATACTGGAAAACACCAGCATACGCACCAGCATGCAGGAAAACACCGGCCCATTGGCGGCGTAAGCATTGGCGGCCAGCCCGACGAAAGTGTGGGGAGCCATCTCGGAGGCTTTGCCGCCGATGGTTTGTGTGACACCGCCGCCGGTCAGGCCGAACGGAAACCCGAATCCTTGAAACGAAAACGTGTTGTACAGCTCGATGTAGTCGTCGATGTTGGTGATGTTTCGGGTGCCCATCAACCGGGAAAGTATGTTGGCCATAGCCTTTTACCCGTTCCAAATCTTGTCGGCACGGACGGAGGCGTTAACAGCGGCGCGCTGATCCTTTGTGTACCGGCGGCGCAGATGCCGCTTGGCTGCCGGATCGAACAGCAGGAACGTCACCACCAAACCCAGTACACCGCCAGCAATTAGCGCCCACGCCAGGCCGCCCATCAAGGCAACCCCGGCGACGATGGCGACTAGGCAGCAGATTGCGGCAAACGTGGATTCCAGCCGCGTCATGGCTTTCCACCTTGCGGAAATACATCAATGGCAGCCTGGGTGACA